AGAGCATTTTCTAAACCCTTTCCAGCCTCTTCTGCTGTTTTAGAAAAACTTTTTAAGCTATCTCTCATAGTATCTAAAGCTTCTTTTGCTTCATCACTCATACCTTCAAATTGTTCTTCCAAATCCTCCATAAAACCATTAGCATCAAATGTTCCAGCTTTTATTGCATCAACAGCTGCTAGTTGTGCGTCATTAACTAAATTGTAACCTTTTTGAAGATCTCCTGTAGATAGAACTGCAGCTTGTTGCGATTGTTCTAATTGTTCAGTTAAATTATATGATTTTAATATAGCACCAGCACCAGAATCTAATAACTTATTTATTTTTTGAGTTAAACTTGCTGTAGTCTTTCCAATCTTAGCTTGGTCTTGTTTTTGTTTGGTTACTAGTGCTTCATCTCTAGCTCTTTTTTGTGCATTTAGATATTCTTCTTTGGAAATACCACGAGCGGAAAGAGAAGCTCTTAGAGTTTTATCTTTATAATTAGCGATGTCTTTTTCGTGAGCCGCTTGTTCTTTGGCTGTTTGTGCTGCAGCCTTATTAGCAGCTGCTATCGCTTTTGCATTATCTACATCTTTTTTGGTAGCCATTTTAGAGTTTTATACCTTTTTCTTTTGCCATTTGAGCTACTTTGACTTTTAATACATCAACTGCTTTTTGATGATTGTCCATAGCTTTTTTTAATGCAGGATTATTTTTAATAGCCCTCTTTACAGAAGCGCTTTGTTTTTTCTTTTTAGCACTGTCGATAATTTTATCTACAAGTTTATCTAATAAACCCATTTCGATTCTCCATAAGGTTTTTTGTGTGGATTGGTTCAATAATAAATATCAAACTATGTTATTTTCTGAAATTTGGGTGCTTACTTTTATTTTTTTGGTTAGCTTTTTTTATCTCTTCAGCTTGTTCTTTGTAATGTTTTTGTAACCTTTTAAAGTAAAACTTTCTAAGATATATAGGCATGTTGTATACCTCAGAAAATGAGAACATACTCTGTGAGTTAAAGCTTATTTGAAATATTTCTTCGTGTAGTTGTGGTTTATACTCCGGCGGCAGGCCAAAGAAACGTAACGGTCATAGGGACCGTAAACTCCTTCTCAATTCCATCTGAATCTATGTATGTAGATGTCATATCCACATCTGGCGATATTTTATTTAAATATTCTCTAAAAGCTATTGAATCTCTCGATAAAAATTCATTATCTACAAAATTATTTATTGTAGTTTTTTTATCGTCACCATCAACTGAAATTATTTGACTTTTCAGTCGTGTAGTTAAATCATAACCAATGCCATCTCCAACTTTTCTATACCCCTCAATTTCTTTTTCTATCTCTTTTTCATCACCTGATGTAAGTAATTTAAATGTTAGCTTTCTTTTGGTTGCTGGCAATTCAAATTCAAATTCATTTTTACCATCTACGACTAAACTCTCATCTAATTTATTATCGCTTAATTGTGTTAAATCAACCTCTACTCTTTGACCAGCTATTTCTACTTCATACTCTTTACCATACGCAAGAATACGAGATGCGATGAGAACAGCATTTTTATCTCCAATTAACAATTCATTTGATTTAATTGACTTATCTACTATCAAAGCCTCTATTAACTTCTCAACAACTATACCCTTTTTGATTAGATTTGCGGATGTAAGTATATCTTCTTCTTTTGCTGTCATATACTTTATTTCAATTTTACCCGTTGAAAGTGGGCTGTCTTTTGGATACAACAATCCCTTAGACGGTAAGTCCACCACTTCCGTAGGGAATTTTACTTCTGCCATAACTGACTCCTATGTGTTTTTTATTAACGATTTATAACTATTTTTTGCCGAATTTTTCAGCGGCAGTAACACCTAATCCGATAACGGTGATGTACATAAAATTTTCTAATATAGTTTCACTAATAGCAAACTTAAAGAATGTATTAGCAACCCAACTTGCGCATAACATTACAAATGATGCGAAGCCAATAAATCTCTTACTGGAAATCTTCGCATCATCTGAAAGCATTTGTGTAAAAAATGACATCGATATATTCCTAAAATTGAAGCACGGCATAATCATAGCGCAATGTGAGAGATATATCAAGTGGTTCACTTGCACTCCAGTCTAAATCACCGAAGTTAGCAGCTTGTATCCAAGCACCTTTAAGTGTCCATTCTTCAACTTTATCGCCTACCGGTCCAAGAACATTAATTGTAATGTCCTTTTTGTAAAAATCTGAATAGCCATCTCTACCCGTTACAGATTCTTTTGATAAACGAACCCATTCCATAACTGATTGAGCACCAGATGGTACGATTGGATCATATAAGGTAATTTCTAAAGTTTCCCAAGACCCTTTTCCTTTCACATACCGTTTAACGTTTATGTGATCTAATTCTATTTCTTCAAATGTTATAGAAGGGCGATTTATTGTTTTAATTAAATATGCAGGAACTCCTTCAACGTACATGATGAATCGGTTCTTTGTTTTCGGTTCAAATGGAGTAAACATTATTTCCGAAGGATCTATTAAATCTGGCATTCTTATTCTCCTAAATTAAAAATATTATTTTCATCATATATAAATATAAGAAAATTAAAAAATCGATTAAACTAATACACTTAATTCTTAATAGTTTTTTCATAGTTTTTTACAACGTCATTTCATACTTTAAATGACCACAGTCCCATATCCTGTCATATCCATTTAACTGCATATTCTCCCATTCGGTTAAATTCATATCTACATCAGTTAATTTCTTTGGTAATATATCTTTTCTAAATGCGTAACGGTGGTATCTAAATAAATCATCCTTAAAATACCAATATCCAGGCATACCATCTGATGTTTTTGTAAATCCAATTTTTTCATACAGATTACCATTTGACCATCTACGATCTGCATAACTTATAATTTTAATTGGATTGTATTTTTTAATAAAAAATGATAATAACTTTGAGGCTCCACCAACTATATGTAAATTAGATGAAAACCTAATTAACTCATAATTACCTACTTTCGGAGTTCCACCCAACGCTCTTCTAAGTTTTCCAAATGTCATTATTGCACTCAATTGATCTCTGTAAAATATTCCTATGTGAATTGATGATGTATCCTTACCTTGAATGTGCGTTTTAGTTAAAAATTCATTTTTTTGTTTTGATGTTATTTCTTTAACATTACACTTTCTAGCATAAACATTTAACCCATTTAATCCAATTATATGTAACAATCTACCTTTAACTATATCCCCTTTAGTATTCCACTCATCTGAAAAAATATGAATCAGCCGTATTCCGTTATTCTCACATTCTTTAGTTTTATTCAAATGATAGTTTTTATCTTTACCATTCGATTCACCGTGCCAGTATAATCCATTATATTCAATAGCAATTTTTTTATCAGGTAAATATATATCTAACTCTTTCCCGCCTAAAATAACTCTATCATTTTTAATTATTTCACCATCATATATCGTTTTAATATATTCAACAATCTCCGTTTCAGCTTTAGATATTGTATTTGTATTGCATATTTTGCAGTGTGGAATGTACCCATTATTTATAAACACATCTAATATATTATTACACTCATTACATTTAAATTTATAACGTTTAGTCATTGATCCAATATAATCTACTCTATCAAATAGTGGAGTTATATGTTTCCACTGTAAGAATTTATTAAAAATTCTATCGTAAGTAACCTTAACATTATTGTAACCTGCGTTACCGTATTTATTCAGTTTAGCTTGCTTTATTTTTTCTATCACTCCAATGTCCTTTGAAACGTTATCCACCCCAAATTTATCTATAACATTTTGCTTCATTGAATCCATTATATTATTACTTTGTAATGCGTGTTCAACACCATACCGTTTTTTCATCGTATTTTTATGTTTACTCTGTGTATCTTTGTTATTCATATAATGAACACCATTATACTTAACACTTATAGTATTTTTCAATGATATATTTTTTTGTTTGATGAGCGACTTTGATGTATTAGAACATTTTTTAGAACAATATCTTTTTTTTGATTTTTTATAAACTTCAAATGTATTATTACAATTACTACGTTTACATAATCTAAATTCGTGCTTATTCATATCTTTTGGTCTAGCCATTTTATATTCCTTACCTTTAACTCAAATGGTTTCTAATATAAGTATCAATAAGTTACAAAAACCTTTCAACTATTTTTATTTTCTACACAATAAACAAAAAACCCCAGTAAAAACTGGGGCTTTTCGTATTATAATTGATATTATAAATTACTCTGGAAAAGCAGCCCCCGTAGGTAATACAGAGAAGTCCAATACAATGAATTCAGCCGTTCTTGTCGGTTGAATAAATATCTGTCCAACTAATTGATTTCTGTCAATCACATCAGCAGTATTGTTACTGTCATCCATTACTACTTTAAAAGCACTTAATCCACTATTTGCTTGAACTGATTCCAAAAATGGATTCACAATGTTCAAGAACCTTGCTCTTGTAGAAGAATCATTTTGTTCAAATACCAAGAATCTGCTTGAGGAAGCAATAAACTTCTTCAATTTGATTAACAGTCTACGAACATTGATTCTATCAAGTGCAGAAGGTTTAGCTTGTAATGTTTTTTGTCCAAATACCACAATACCCTGACCTGGGAATGAAGCAATTGGATTAACTCTACCATTATACAATGAATCTCTATCAACATGAGTTAATTTCTTTTTCGTTAAACGAACTGAACTTAACCCGCCACGAGTTAAACCGGCAGGAGCAAACCATTCATGAGCTACTCTATCTGTGAAAGCAATCACACCTGGAATAACTACTGAAGGTGGCACCCACACTCCTACACCAGTAGAAGGATCATCCATTTTAACCCACGGATAGTAAGTTGCTATATAGTTAGAATCCAATGTAGAAACATCACTTACAGCAGTAGCTACGTTAGCACTATATGAAGAACCATCCATTACATAAAAAGCGTCAGCACGAGCTTCAACTTTATCAATAGCATGATTCGTTACTGTTGAGTGTAAGCTATGTATAATACCTGGAGTAACTAACATATTTATATCAATTTCATCAGGATTACTTACTGCGTTAATAGCACGTTTATAAGCAACCGAACCACTAGCGGTAGCTGAAGAACAATCATGTCCCATCACATTAGCAGCCACAATAGCATTTCCTGTTTTAGTTGGCTTTGCTGGATTAACTCCATCAAATCCATGTTGGAAAGGTACTGCGAACTTTAATTGTTCTGCAGATGATGATATTGTTAACTGACTCGTTAAAATACTAAAGTTAGTATATTTAGTATATTCTGAAGAAGAAGTTGTACCAAATCCATACATATTTTCTAAAGCAAAGTCAATGTTATTACCAGCAGTTTCACTCTTTGGAATTGGTGATAAATACACCAAATTGGTGTATAATTCACTATCCAAGAAAGATGGACCAATTTTGAATCCATAAGGAACTTCTGGTTTGTAAGTTGCTGTATCACGGGATGTTACCTGTGATGTATTGAATGAAGCTGATGGAACTCCTGCGGTAGATTTAATAGGATCTAATACTGCATCATACCCCATTGGTTGAAGTGATTTATTACTTGTAAAAGTAGTTTCATCATAATCACCAATACGGAAATATTTAGACATATTTGGATAATCACCATAAATAGTAATTTCACCATCGTTATTTACAGTTTGAAATTGATCACCAATCACTTTAACTAAATAGTTAGGTGAAGTTGGGTCCATATTCAATTTACTATAAGATTCTACCAAATTTCCATCTGAACTATATAAAGCTAATCCGAATTCAGCATATTCTGGACTTGAATTAGAATTTGATGGACGTTTTACATCACGAATTACTACATAATGATTATTACCAGCATTTCCATCTGCTCTCATATAAACTTTAAATAAGTTTGTAGCAGGTGATTGTGAATGTATCCAAGGTGTTCGAGCAGAAGCAGCATCTGCATTACCTGTAATTGTACTTACATAGGTTGTTGCGTCTACTGTATCAGCACCACTTTCAAAGTCAAATCCATCTGTATGAGTTTCGATAGAAAGTGATGATGATGTACTAATTAACCCTGTAGCATAAGAAGCGCTAATAGAACTTCTAAAATGTTTGTACATATAAGCAGGTGCATTTGTACTACCAATCTTAGTTGTTTTAGGTCCATCAGGTATTTTATTAGCAATAAAATCTGCTGTTCCTGTACCAGTTTCTAAAAGAGTTAAACTGGAAACACTTGCTGTAGCATTAGCCCCAGCTAATTCTAATGTGAATGAACTAGCGCTTGTTGCACCAGAAATTGAACCGCTGACTGAACCAGCGCCATCACTGTTATTTATTGCAGGTAAGAATGAAGCAACTACTTCTTTAT